GAGGGAAGATATGACGAACGCAGAGTTTGTACAGTCACTCAGAGCATTGGCTGATTTCTACGAGGCGCACCCGACGCTGCGCCCTGCCTATTCGATGTCAGGCAACGACGTGAGCATTTACGCCGAGGGCAAACTGGAAGTGGTCGACGCCGCTCGGCAATTCGGCGCATGCAAGAACATCTCCGACGACACTTTCTACCGTGTGCAGAAGGCCGAGCCGATCGGCATGTTCATGCTGCAAGCGCTTGACTACCATTGGAACGTATGCACGCGCAAGGTTGTTGGGCATCGTACGGTCAAGCAACAAGTGCCGACGGCCTTTGAAGAGAGGGAAGTGCGTGAGGAGGTCGTCGAGTGGGACTGCCCAGAAGTGCCGCAATGACCTTCACCCACAACGTTCGCGGCGAGGCTGGGGCGCTCATGGACGTCGCCCTAGGGCTGATCGGCGCGATCAAGGAATGCCGCATCGAGTTGCCTGTCACCGTCAACCTCAACCGCGACGACAAGATCGAAGTGTCGCCAGGGATGGATCGCGGCACATACCAGTTACGTATTCACGTAAAGGAGGTATCACAAGATGGCCCGCAGCAAAGCAGCTAGCATCCTCTCGTGGGTGCGCAACGGCCCCGAAGGCGAGATCAAGGTAGTCCTCGACTTGGCCCGCGACGCATTCCGCGAGCGACTCAACGGTCAGCAGGCCTCGGCGGCGGTGAAGGCGCCGCGCGCGAGGCGGCAACGGAAGCAGAAGGCAACGGAAGAGGCAGCCGCAGCGACGGTCTAGACGATGGGGCCGGGGTAGCTCAGCCTGGTAGAGCACCAAGAGGGAATCCCGTGGCGAGAAAGCTGGTCGACCAGCCGTCGCGGGGGAGGTCGCTGGTTCGATTCCAGCCCCCAGCCCCAACCAATTTCGTAGCAAACTTTCAAAAGGAGAGAGGTGATAGACATGGCAGCAGACGAAGAGAAGCGCAAGCTGGAAACGGTGGACATCAACTCGCTAGACTTGGCCGACGAGGAGATCTCGGTCAACTCGGACGCCGACGCATTCGCAGGCCCGCCGCCGCCCGACGATGGCGACCACTTGGTCAAATTGTCGCTCGGCGACCGCAAGGTCCAGATGGGCAAGGGGAAGAACGGCCAGACCTACTTCATGGCCCACGTCGTCGCCAAGCTCGTCACCGGGCCCTTCGAGAACAGAGTAGTGTTCGACAATGCCTCGACGATGATTATGCAAGGGAGCGGCACGTGTCGCGCGGCTGGCGTCCTCAAGGCCCTCGGCGAAACGGTGCCGCCGCGGACCACGGCCAAGACGCTGATGCAAGAGTTGGTGTCGAGGCTCGCCGGGGAGCCACAGTGCATCGTCACCACATCCTGGGAGGCTTATTGCCCGGACTGCGAGAAGAACGTCCTTCGGCAGCAGAAACGCTTCCCTGCGAACGGCGATGGCTCGCATCGCCATCAGCTAGAGTGCGCGAAGTGCGGCTCGTTGCTGACGGCGCAGGCCCGGATAATGGCCTACAAGCCCGCACCGACGGCCTAACATGAAGGCGCATCGCATGCGGCTGAATAGCACGCGCTCGTGGTCTGTCCCTCCATCCGTGACCCGCTTCCTTCGTGTGGCGGCTCGCTGGATGGAGTGGCAGATGCAGCCACCCGAGGTCCCTAGTGTTGCAGCGGTCGCGGCCAAGGAACAGCAGCGCGACATCGACCATCGCATCCAATCGCGCTTGCTCGACAATGTTAAGACCGTGGGCGGCACCCTGCTATGGAAGCAATAGCCCTCATCGTCTATGTGCTCATCATAGCCTTCTTCGGATTCCTCGATGACTGACAGCGACATCGACAACGTCCTCAACTCCGCGCCCGACACCGAACTCGTGCTGGAGGAGACGAAGGGCGGCGAGGTCGAGCCTCCCGTCGCGCTCATCAGCGGCGCGGCCGGCACAGGTAAGACCTTCTCCGTGCGCCAACGCATCGAGCAGGACCCCAAGTGGGCCCTCCTCTGTGCCACGACCGGGATCGCCGCCGTCAACCTGAACACGGTCACCCTGCACTCCGCCCTCGGCCTCCATCCCGACTCGATCGACGACCAATTCACCTCAGGCTACATGCGCCAACGCATGCACCAGATCGCCCGTCTCTACCGCAACCTGGGCATCGACGAGGCCTCCATGCTGCGCGGCAACCTCCTGGACATGCTCTACACGACCGCCGCCCAGGTGAACGAGTACGCCGACGTCAAGGAACCGTTCGGGATCGTCCTGATCGCCGACATGTGCCAGCTCCCGCCCATCAAGGAGAAGTGGGAAACGTCGCTACCGTGGGTATTCAACGCAGAGTGCTGGCCGAAGTTCGACGCCTCGACAACTCGCCTGACCAAGAACTGGCGCCAAGGCGAGGGTTCCTTCCTCAACGCCCTCAATGCGCTGCGCCGCGGCGCCGGCGGTGAGGCCGCTGCCCTCCTCCCGCGTTGCGGCGTCTCCTTCGTCCGCGCCCTAGACCCCAACTTCGACGGCACCGTCATCCTCGGCCGCAACCTCGAAGTTGACAACTACAACCGCCTCCGCTACTGGCGGCTGAAGGGCGAGCAGGAATCGTTCCCGTCCCGTCGCTGGGGCAAGGAGTCGGGCGGATGGCGCAACATCCCCGACGCTCTCAACCTGAAGGTAGGTGCCTACGTAATGTGCCTCAGCAACGACACCGAGCGCGACGAACTGTCAGGCCAGCCCTTGTTTCGCTGGGTCAACGGCGACTGCGGCTACGTTCGAGGATTCCAACTTAGCGGTGTATTGGTCGAGCTCATCCGCACCGGCGAGACCGTCGCCATCGACTCAATCGAGCGCCGCACCCAGCAGAAAGCGCCCCCGGATGAGTTCACCGACGACGAGATCGACCAAGCCAAGCTAGGCAAGCGTCTGTCAGATGGAACCTTCTACGACCCGAAGAAGGGATTCTGGGTGCGCGGCGCGATCACCTACATGCCACTCAGGTTGGCATATGCGACGACAGTGCATAAAAGTCAAGGCTTAAGTTTGGACAGAATCATGGTCGACATGCGGCACTCATTCCTCGGCGAGCCCGCTATGTCCTACGTGGCGATGTCGAGATGCCGAACCGCTGAGGGATTGCACATTGTAGGCGACGCGAAGCTGGTCGAGCGGCGCTGCAAGATCGACGAAGCGGTGAGACGCTGGCTATGACGAGACTGGCGAAGCCGAAGGAATGTGCGGAGTGTCCTCTCTACGGCGACGGCCTCGGCTTCTCCAACTCCGAAGGTCACGGCACCACGAACGTGACGATCGTCGGCGAGGCTCTCGGACAGAACGAGGAGCAGGACGCCCTCCCCTTCCGTCCCCAAGCCCAAGCCGGCTCTCTACTTGAACGTGCCTTCAAGCGCTGCGGCTACTCACGCGACCAGTTCCGCATTACGAACGTCGTACGTTGTCGCCCGCCGCGTGACTACCTCGCCGGCGCCCCCTACGAGTTTGAGGCCATCCGGCACTGCCGCCCCTACCTCGACCATGAAATAGCGACGGGGCACCCGAAGGTCATCCTCGCGGCTGGCGGCACAGCAGCGCGCGAGTTAACAGGGATGAGCGGCGAGAAACAGGGAGTGTCGCACATCCGCGGCTACGTCATCCCTGCGCGCGACACAGCCATCCCGGTCATCCCTACTTTCCATCCGTCGTTCATCCGGCAAGGCAAGGCGCAGTTCTTCGGCGTCCTCTGCCACGACCTGATGCGCGCCGTCCAGTACGCGAAACAAGGCATCCCGACGCCGATGCCGACGCGCTACCAACTGACGCCTTCCCTGGACGATGCCCTCTCCTTCCTCGGCGAAGTCGAAGGTAACCCCGCCCTCCATCTGACCTACGACATCGAGACGCCCACCAGTGCTGCGGCCGACGAAGACGAGCGCGACGAGGACAAGGACCCGACGATCGTGCAGATCCAGTTCTCGCTCCATCCCGGCGAAGGCATCGTCTTCCCGTGGCGCGACCCCTACATAGATGTCGCCAAGCGCATCCTGGCGTGCGGCAACCGCAAGTTCGGGTTCTACTCGCACCTGTTCGACGACCCGCGCCTGCGCGCCGTAGGCTGCGTCTTCGGCGGCCCCTACCCTGAAGACCCTACGAGATGTGGCATGCGATGCAGCCCGACCTCCCTGCGAACCTACAATTCGTTGCGTCGTTCTACGGCATGGATGTCGCCGGCCCTTGGAAGCACCTCGCCACCGCCAACTCTGCCTACTACGGAGCGTGCGACGTCGACGCCCCGCAGCGCATCCTCGCTGCCCTACCTGACCAGTTGCGGAAGCGCGGCCTCTACGACGGCTACTTCGGCTTGGTATACAAAGTGCGGCCCATCTTGGAGAAGATGGAGAAGCGCGGGGTGCCGATCAACGACGGCCGACGGCGTGCGTTCGGCTTGGAACTCGACCAAGCAGCCCACGAAGTGGATGTAGAGATGCAAGCGATGGTGCCCGACGACCTGAAGAATATCCACCCGAAGCAGGGTTACAAACGAGAGCCGAAAGATACGACGGGAATGATCGTGCGCCAGTTCGAGGACGCGTCTGAGATGATGGCCGACGGCAGCGGCGTCGAGATAGTGACCCGCTACTGTCGACTCGAACCCTTCAAGCCCTCGCCGAAGCAGCTTCTCAAGTACATTCGCGCTAAGGGCCATCCCGTCCCGCGAAACCTGAAGGAGGACCGCGACACCACCGTGGCGAAAGAGTTGGAGCGCCTCGCGCGCAAGACCGGCGACCGTCTCTACCTGCGCGTCATCCATTACCGCGAACTTCGTACCATGAAGGGCACCTTCGTCGACGGCTGGGCTCCGGGTGCCGACGGCCGCGTCCACACCACGTTCACGTTCGCGCCAGCTACAGGCCAGTTGTCGTCGCGCGATCCGAACGTCCAGAACGCGCCCGAGCACGAACACGAGGGCCGCGAAACAGGCCTGGCCGACAAATTCCAACAGGTGATCGAAGCGCCGCCCGGCCACAAAATTGTGTCGTTCGACCACAAATCGTTTCATGCGTTGACGCTCGCCTTCCTCGCCCAGGACGCCGACTACGAGCGCGTCGTTCGACTCGACATCCACTCCTTCCTCGCGTCGCAGTTCCTGCGCCTTAAGCCCGCCTCTACACTTCTAGCGATGAAGGATGACGAACTCCGCGACTTCCTCGCGTGGGTCAAACGCGAGCATCGCCTCCTACGCGACGTGAAGGCCAAGCGTACGATCCTGCGGTGGGGATTCGGCTCTGGCTACCGTTCCATCTATCAGGACAACATGGAATCGTTCACAGGTGAGGCCGAAGCGAAGAAGATGGTGCGTACACTTGAGGATTGCTTCCCGAAGACGGTCAAATGTAGGCGCGCGATGCAGCAGAAGGCCCACTACGATACCTTCCTTATCTCGCCCTTTGGATTCATACGATGGTTCTGGGACGTCTTCAGCTACGACCCCAAGTCGGGGCGCATCCGATCGGGAGACCAAGCAGAGCAGGCGATCGCGTTCCTCCCTGCCAACTGCGCGTTCGGGATGATGCGGATGGAAGCGAAGGAGTTCGACCGCCGAGGGCTCGACGAGCGTTTCGGCCTCATCAACACGATTCACGATTCCTACAAGTTCTGCTGCCCTGATCGGTTCGTCGAAGAGTGTCTCTACACCGTGAAGGGGATCATGGAGGAACCGTGCCCGATTCTCGTTGACGCCGCGCATCCGCTAGGGCTATCTTGCGCGGTGACAGCCAGCGTCGGGCAGAATAACGCGGCGAAGTCGGAGTCGAACCCGGACGGCCGCGAGGAGGTCATCCTTGCCGCAACGCAACCCGCTCTTTCAAACTGACACGCTCACATCCGACGAGCGCCGCGACGAGGCCGACAAGATCTGCGCGATGCTCGAAGACTACCACGAGGCCATGAACGGCAAGGAGCGCACCTTCGTACTCAACTTGGAGGATGGCCGAGAGGTGACGCCAAGGATGCTCTTTTGGCTGCGAGATCTGAAGAGCAAATATGCCGAGTGAAGGAGACACAGCAATGATCGTCAAGCTACCCAACTGGTTACGTCACACTCTCTTTATCACCGCTGCTCTCGTCCTGTTCTGCCTGTGCTACCTCATCGGGACG